TCATATTACTCAGAATCACAAGTAAAAGAGATTCGTGATATACTTGCTTCATACCATATTGGTAGACCAAGAAAAGATAATTTAATAACAAACGACATTACACCATCGCAGCAAGAGTTGACACGCAGGATGGGAGACGGTATACTTACATATAGAAGAACTGAAGATGGAAGGTTTATTCCAGTGTGGAATGAGTCTATTTAACGAAGGGTATGAAATGGAAAACGAAGACACAAAGGTATCTGTTACATTAGGATACACACTTAATCTTGGCAACTTTCAATCACTAAGAATTGATCTTGGAATTGTTGATTCACGTAAAAATGGAGAAAATATAAATCAAGCATTTGATCGTGTCTATCAGTTTGTTGAAAACAGACTAACTGAAAAAATTAACGAAGCAAAGGCTGAGATTAACGAATAATGGCCGAACGCAAAGACCGAATGGCTTTGCTTTCAAGATACAGCAAGCATCATACTGCAAAGTATGAAAAAAAGCCATCATTAAATTTAAATGTAGAACAATGGGCTTCAGATGCTCTTATTGAGTCATATGGAATAGGACAGTGCTATGATATTCTTGAGTACTACTTTAGCGTTTCTTTGTCTCCTTCTTGGAGTTACTTTGCTTACAATGCGGAAAAAATATTACAAGCAAAATTAGATAAAGATCAAGATAATAAAGAAAGAGCAGAAAGAAGAAGAATGGCAAAGGAGTGGCTAAGTGAATAATACAGAAGCAAAAGTAATTTCAGCAGTCCTAAATGATAAGCAGGTGCATGTACTTCTTCAGGCAAACATCGATAACCTTCTTAGAACTCACAATGATGTTTGGGAGTTTATAAGAAATTATTTTGAGCACAATAGTTCTGTTCCACCAATCAATCTTGTTGTAGATAAATTTAGAGACTTCCAACCAATAGAAGGCGTTGGAGCAACAAAACATCATCTTGAAGAATTGCAAACAGAATATTTAACTGACAGCCTAAAAGATATTTTAAGATCTGCTGCTGGAGATGTTCAGCAGGGCGAAGGTAACAAGGCATTAGATAACCTAATTACACAAACATCAGAATTAAAAAAGAACACGTCTGCAATTCGTGACATTGATGTAACAGATCTAGAATCTGCAGTTGCTTATTTTGAAAATCTTAAAGTACAACAGGCTGCAGGCCATGTTGGTATTAAAACTGGACTACCAGGATTTGATAACTATCTTCCTTCAGGAATCATGCCAGGGCAGTTAGGGGTCTTCCTTGCATATCCAGGTATTGGAAAGTCTTGGCTTGCTCTTTACTTTGCCGTACAGGCCTGGAAACAGGGTAAGACGCCTCTTATAATTTCACTTGAGATGTCAGAAACAGAAGTTCGTAATCGTGTATTTACTATTATGGGTGAAGGTCTTTGGTCCCACAGAAAATTAAGTAACGGAAATGTAGAGTTGGATACCCTTAAGGCTTGGCATGCTAAACATCTACAGGGTAAGCCAGAGTTTCATATTATCTCAAATGATCAAGGTGGAGAAATTAATCCATCAGTTCTTCGTGGAAAGATTGACCAGTATAAGCCAGACTTTGTTATTGTTGACTATCTTCAGTTAATGTCTCCAAATCAAAAATCAGAAAATGAAACGGTACGAATGAAAAACCTTTCAAGAGAACTTAAACTAATGGCTATTGGTGAAGAAGTTCCTATTATTGCTATCTCTTCTGCTACACCAGATGATGCAAATGATTTAACAAGCGTCCCTACTTTAGGACAAACTTCCTGGTCAAGACAGATTGCATATGATGCTGACTGGGTAATTGCACTTGGGCGTGCACAAAATAGCGATGTTATTGAGTGTGCATTTAGAAAGAATCGTAACGGATTTATGGGAGATTTTCTTGTTCAGGTTGATTTTGACAAAGGATACTATAGATATAAAGATTTTGAAGATAAGTCGGTATAATATGTTACATGGCGAACTATCATCACAAACCTATAAAAAGGTTCAATTTAAGTGGAGTAATCTACGATGAGTCAGCAATTGGGCGACTTAAAAATGAATACACTAGACTTATTGAGTCTGAAATGCGTTTATCTGGATATGTGCCTAGACTTGATATTGACATAGATTTTACAATAGACTATAATGAGAAAAAGAAATATTTTGAATTTGAAATAACAATATATGGGATACGTACAGGGAGAAAGCAAAGCGAATGGATAAATGGAATAGACGGAAACAAAGCAATTTATACACTAAAGAACAAATTAAAAGAGTCATCACAGGCTCAGGTATCACAGTCGAATCAGAAATAGATTCTGACTACATAATCTTTTGTCCATTTCATAATAATAATCGTACACCTGCTGGTGAAATTGATAAGTATAACGGAACATTTTTTTGTTTTTCTTGCCATCACGTTGCTAGTCTTGTTGAGTTTGTAATGCACACATCTGGACGAACATATTTTGAGTCGGCTCGTTTTATTAAAAGTAAAGAAACAGAGCAAGATTTAGAGCGTGATATAAATCAAAAACTAGTTTTAAGGCCAGAGTTTGTACCATTTGATGAACTTATATTAAAACGTTTACATAACAACCTGCTTGCATCAGATAGGGCAAAAGATTATTTTAAATATCGTAAAATAGAAAACACATCTTGGACAAAGTTTTCTTTAGGGTATTCAGAAAAACAAGATATGGTAACTGTCCCAGTTCATAGTCCAGATGGCTTGCCAGTTGGGTTTGTTGGCAGATCTATTGAAGGAAAAGAATTTAAGAATACTCCAGGGCTTCCAAAAGCCAAAACATTATTTAATCTAAACCGTATTAAAACTGCAGACAGGGTTTACGTAGTTGAATCATCCTTTGATGCCATAAGGCTTGATCAGGTTGGTCTTCCAGCAGTAGCAACGCTTGGGTCAAATGTATCAAATATACAAATAGAATTGCTTCAAAAATATTTTAATAACATTATTGTTGTTGCTGATAATGATGAGGCAGGAGGAAACATGAAAGATAAGATAATTGAAAAACTTGGATCTCGTGTTTCTGTTATACAACTAAATAAAGAATATAAAGATATTGGTGATATGCCAGATGAAAATATCAAAAAATTGGAAGTTTCATTTGACAAAGACATTACCTCTATGCTAAACTAATATAACAAACAAAGGAGAAATATATGAGCGTAATTAAGGGATTAAAAGATATCAACGCCCTGCTCGAAAAACCAAAATACGAAGGAACAGGACAAAAAGTTCGTTGGGTTAAACTTGCGGATGGGCAATCAGCAAAGGTTCGTTTTGTTGAAGAACTAGACGTTGACTCAGCAAACTATTCAGAGACTCGTGGTCTTTCTGTAGTAGTTTCAGAACACACAAATCCAAAAGATTACAAGCGCAAGGCAGCATGTACTCAGGACTCTGAGGGACGTTGTTTTGGATGCGAAATGGCACGTAAGGAACCAAAGTCAGGTTGGAGAGCACGTTTGCGTTTCTATTGCAACGTTCTAATGAATGACGGACTTGAAGATCCATACATTGCTGTTTGGTCCCAAGGAATTTCTAAACAATCAGCATTTAATAACATTCGTGAATATGCACTTGATACAGGTAGCATTTCAAATCTTGAGTGGAAGTTAAAGCGTAATGGTCAGGGAACTGAAACCAATTACACACTTCTACCTTCAAAGCCAGATGCAGAACCATTTGCATGGGAAGGTTTTGAATTCTTCAACCTAGAAAAGGTTGTTCGTGAGGTTCCATATCCAGAGCAAGAAGCATTCTACTTTGGATTTGACACTCCATCTGTTACCAGCACTAATATCGACTGGTAGTAGATGTCTTACGTAGGCTTACACGTACATACCCATTACTCGTTATTTGACGGGATTGCTACTCCAGAAGAATATGTTGACCGTGCAGTTGAGTTAGGGATGCCAGCAATTGCCATCACTGACCACGGTACTTTATCTGGGCATAGGGAACTGCACCGTATTGCAAAAGCAAAGGGTATTAAGCCTATACTTGGCGTAGAAGGCTATATGTGTAAAGATAGATTTGACACTAGAGATAAGTCTGAAAGAGACGGAGATCTAGATCTAGTCTATAACCATATAGTTCTTCTCGCCAAGAATCAAATTGGTTTAGAGAATTTAAATAAAATTAGTGAAATATCTTGGACAGAAGGATACTTTAAAAAGCCAAGATTTGACTTTGAAATACTTGAAAAGTATTCTGAAGGAATTATTGTAACATCTGCATGCCCAAGTAGTGTGCTAGTTAAAGCACTTGAGAATAATGAATTTGCTGTAGCAAAAGATTATATTGCATGGTTTAAGCGTGTATTCAATGATGACTATTATGTTGAGGTAATGCCACATAACACTTCAGAAATAAACAAACAGTTAATTGCTCTAGCCGATGAGTATAACGTAAAAGTTGTTGTAACACCAGACTGTCATCACAGCCATACAGATCAAAAAGAAATTCAAGAATTTAAATTACTTCTTAATACACATGTAAAAATTGACAAAGAGCATACATTTGAAAAGTCAAAAAAGCAACCAGACATGATGAAGCGCTTAGACTATCTTTATGGCAAAGATCGACAAATTACATTTAACAAGTTTGATATCCATTTACTTTCATATGAAGAGATAAAATCTGCAATGGAGGCTCAGGGGATTGATCGTCCAGACATTTATTCAAACACTTTAGAGGTTGCAGAAAAAATTGGGGACTATGGAATCCAAGAAGGACTAGATTTGTTACCAGCACAATACAAGAATCCAGATAAAGAATTAGCAGAACTTGCCTTTGCTGCTTTAGAAGAAAAAAGATTAAACTCTAACTGGCTTGGTAATGACATCTACGAACAAAGGCTTGATGAAGAGTTGTTTATTATTAGAGATAAAAAGTTTGCACCATACTTTCTTGTTGTAAGCAATATGATTAACTGGGCTAAGAAAGAAGATATTATGGTTGGTCCAGGAAGAGGTTCTTCTGCTGGATCCCTTCTTTGTTATCTATTAGGAATTACTGAGATTGATCCGATTGAGCACGGACTTTTGTTCTTTCGTTTTATTAATCCAGATCGTAATGACTTCCCTGATATTGATACAGATATTCAGGACACTCGTCGTGAAGAAGTAAAAGACTATCTTGTTAGACAGTATCGACACGTTGCTTCTATTGCTACTTTTCTTGAGTTTACAGGAAAAGGAATTGTTAGAGATGTTTCAAGAGTACTTAATATTCCGTTGTCAGATGTTAATAAGGTTTTAAAGACAGTAGACTCATGGGACGACTACTGTACCTCAAAGTCAACAATAGAGTTCCGTGAAAAATATCCAGAAGTAGAAATATACGGAGAGCAACTTCGTGGTCGTATTCGTGGTACAGGAATCCATGCAGCAGGTGTAGTAACAAGTAAAGAACCAATCTTTAGATATGCACCATTAGAAACAAGATCTTCTCCTGGATCGGATGAAAGAATTCCTGTGGTTGGCGTTGATATGGAAGAAGCCGAAAGAATTGGTCTAATTAAAATTGATGCATTGGGTCTTAAAACTTTATCCGTTCTTAAGAATACAATTGATATAATTAAAGAACGAGATGGCAAAAAAATAGATCTTCTTAAGATTAAAATGGATGATGCAAATGTTTACCAGATGCTTTCAGATGGACATACAAAAGGAGTGTTTCAATGTGAAGCAGCACCATATACAAATCTTATTGTTAAGATGGGTGTAAAGAATCTAAATGAACTTGCAGCATCAAATGCTCTTGTTCGTCCAGGTGCAATGAATACTATTGGAAAAGACTATGTTGATCGTAAGCATGGTCGTCAAAACATATCTTACACACACCAAGTCCTAAAAGAATTTACGGAAGACACTTATGGCTGTATTCTTTACCAGGAACAAGTTATGCAAGCATGCGTACACCTTGGCGGTATGTCAATGTCAGAAGCAGATAAAGTTAGAAAAATTATTGGAAAGAAAAAAGATGCTAAAGAGTTTGATCAGTTTAAAGAAAAGTTTGTAGAGGGAGCATCTAAGTTTATTACTCCTAATGCTGCTCGTGATCTATGGCATGACTTTGAGGCTCACGCAGGTTATTCATTTAACAAGTCTCACGCAGTAGCATATTCGACACTATCTTATTGGACTGCATGGCTAAAGTATTATTACCCACTTGAGTTTATGTACTCAGTATTAAAAAATGAAAAGGACAAAGATGCAAGAACTGAATATCTTATTGAAGCAAAAAGAATGGGCATTAGCGTTAAGTTACCTCACATTAACGATTCGGATATTGATTTTAAAATTGAGGGTAAAGGTATTAGGTTTGGACTCAGTGCTATCAAGTTCATATCTGACAAGATTGGCGAAAGATACATATCTGCACGACCATTCAATTCGTACAAAGAACTTGAAGAATTTACATTTACTAAAGGAAACGGAGTAAACAGTCGTGCACTGCAAGCACTAAGAGTAACTGGTGCTGCAACCTTTAATGATAATCCTAGAAATGATCAGGAGATTAAAGAGAACCTGTATGAGTATTTAAATCTTCCAGAGTTTAATATTTCTATACCTTCTCATTATTACGCATTTATTCAGGACATTGTTGACTTTGAAGAAAAGGGATCATACATTTTTATGGGTATGGTAAAATCAATTAAGCGAGGAACAGGATGGTCACGAGTTGAAGTTTTGGACAAAACTGGCAGTGTCGGTATATTTGATGATGAAAATACGACTATTGAGACAGGTCGTTCTTATTTGGTCTTGTGTAATGATAATAGGATTGTGTCTTTCATACCTTCAGACGAGATAAAAGAATCATCTAATGCACTTGTAAAATTTTTAAGTTATAAGCAACTACCATATACAGATGAAGAAATGTTTGTAGTCTCCTTTAAACCAAGAATTACAAAGACAGGAAAGAAGATGGCATCTCTTACGCTTGCTGATACAAGGAGAGACCTTCACTCCATTACTGTATTTCCTACATCATTTGCAAAGGCATATATGAATATTGAAGAAGGAAAGTCATACAAGTTTGATTTTGGAAAAACAAAAGACGGAACAGTCACATTGGAGGATGTACATGTCGGTTAGTATAGAAGAAGCATTAGCACAACTTGATCCCAAGTTGAGAAAGAAATTAGGTAGCGGAGTAGGCGTTAATTATGAATATCAACCTACACCTAGTTTTGGTTTAAACCGTGCCCTAGGAGGTGGTTTGCCTTACGGTAGACAAGTCCTTATATGGGGCTCAAAGTCCTCTGCAAAGTCTTCTATGTGCCTTCAAATGATTGCTTTAGCACAAGCAGAAGGAAAACTTTGTGCATGGATTGATTCAGAGATGTCATACTCAGAGGACTGGGCTAGAACTCTTGGTGTAGATCCAGAAAAACTAATCTACTCACAAGCCAGAACTATTAGTGACATGGTTGATGTAGGTGTTGGCTTAATGAATGCAGGAGTTGACTTAATTGTGGTAGACTCTATTACATCAATGCTTCCTGCAATCTATTTTGAAAAAGATACAGATGAAATGAAGCCTTTAGAAAATACTAAACAGATTGGAGCAGAGTCTCGTGACTTTAGCAATGCATGGAAAATGCTTAACTATGCTAATAATAAAGTTAAGCCTACTTTGCTTGTGCTTATTAGCCAGTCTCGTAATAATATTAATGCTATGTATACTAGTCAGCAGCCTTCTGGTGGTCAGGCTACTAAGTTTTATTCCTCTTGCATTGTTAAACTATTTAGTTCGGAATCAGACAATCAAGCAATTAAAGGCAAGATTCAAGTAGGGGATAAACTTATTGAAGAAAAGGTTGGAAGAACCATTCGTTGGGAGTTGCAGTTTTCTAAAACTTCTCCAGGATTCCAATCTGGTGAATATGATTTTTATTTTAGAGGTGACAACATTGGCCTTGATACAATCGGTGATTTAGTTACTACCGCAGAATTAAATGGTATCGTTGAACGTACAGGTGCTTGGTACATACTTCCTGATGGTACAAAGGTTCAGGGTAAAGAAGCATTCGTCAATCGTGTAAGAGAAGATCTTGATTTACAAGAATCTATTAAGGCAAGATTAATTGTCTAATTACACAGTCTATCCAGGAAAGTGGCCATGCCATACATGCAAAGAAGTTGTTTTAACATTGAGATGTTACGCTGAAACTAAAACTCTTACTTGGATGTGCAAAGAAAAACATTTAACAACGGTTTATCTTGGAAAAAGAAAGAAGAAGGACTTTGACGGAGAAGAGTGAAAGTAAAAGAATAGGTGCTAAACAGCACAAGAACTCAGGGCGTGGGACACACAAGGGTGATGCATCTTGGGAAAATTTTACTGTAGACTTTAAAGAAGTTGGAAAGTCTTTTACTTTAAACAAAGAAGTATGGGCTAAGGCAACAACCGATGCTATAAAAAATGGCAACGATCCAGCAATTGTTGTAGTAATGGGCGAGGGTAACTCTAAAGTTAGACTTGCTGTAATTGAAATGAGCATTTTAGAGCAAATTATAGAGGATGGTGTATAATAGAAATATGAATACAGGATACGAACCAAAAAATAAAATAGTTCCACAAATTATAAAAGGCTTTTTTACTAATGAAGAGGTAGAGGTTTTACTTGCAATAGTAAAGTATCAAAAAAAGGCTAAAGATTTAGATGAGTTTTATGCTCCACTAGTTTTGCCAACTCTGGCACGAATGCAAATAGAAGTAATGTACCCAGATCATATACGAAGAAAACTTGAAGACTTTGCTTCAAAAATGGTTGGCGAAGAAGTATTTATGTACCACAATAGTTATTTAAGTTATAACAAAAAACATAATATGAATGCAAATCCACAATTACCAGTTCATTATGATTCAGATAATTATTTTTCTAAACTGACAATGGACTATCAATTGTATACAAACATTGACTGGCCAATAGTAATTGAAGATGAAAGTTTTAGTCTTGAATATGGAGATCTTCTTGTTTTTTGGGGTGCAGGTCAAGCACACTGGAGAGAACCAGTACTCTTTAAAGAAGGAGACAACACAGAAGTTTTAACTATGCATTTTTCAACAAAAAAAGATTTTGAAGATTTAAATCTTGTTTCTAGATCGCCAGAATTAAGAAAAGAAAGAATTAAAAAATGGAACTCAGATCCAGTATTTGTAAAGTATAAAGAAAATTTTGCCAAAAAAGAAGAGTCTTTGAAAAAAAATATAATAGAATAGTCATAAAATACTTTACAATAATTTAAACAACTACTAGATCGGATAAAAAATTGCAAAACGAAAGCACAACAATTGATATGATAAATGGACTTGCAGAAATTGCAGACTATATGCAGGATGAGGAACTAACTGCAGCGCTTACATTTATTGCTAAAGTTATTATTAAGCCAGATATTCCTTTAAATGTAGCACATGTTGAAATTGTAAGACTTCAAGCAATCGCAGCAAAGATGGCTTTTAAAGCAACCTGGATGGCAAATGTAGACAAGTCAGATCGTGGGAAAAAGAACCTTTATTACACTGCAGCAGAATCACTAAACAATTTAGTGTCTGCACTAAAATATATTACACGCTAATCTGCTATACTTATACTAATAGAAACGAGTAAAAAAATGACAAAAAGTTTATTACAGCAGATTATGGTTAAAAAAGAAGTTCCTCCAGTACATTCAATAGATGTGGCTGGGCTAACTGAGATGATAAAAAATGGCTATACAATTAACAGAATTGACAAACATACGCAAAAGAAAACTTTTGCTCCATCTACAATTGCCTACGGTCATGGAGAATGTCCAAGATACTGGTACTTGGCTTTTGATGGTCAGACATTTGAGGACAATGCAGATGCCTATGGCGCTGCTAATATGACAGCAGGAACTAAATCGCATGAAAGAATTCAGTCTGCTATGGGAAATGTTCCAGACTTTTTAATTGATTCAGAATTTACTATTACACACTCTGATCCACCAATTTTTGGCTATGGAGACGTTATGCTTAACTGGCAGGGAGAGCCACTGCTTGGTGAAATTAAAACAATGATGAACGAAGGTTTTGAATACCGTAAGGCACACATGAAGCCAAAGACTGGTCACCTTATTCAATTGTTAATCTATATGAAAATTTTAAAAAAGGCAAAGGCTGTGTTAATTTATGAAAATAAAAATAATCATGAATTATTAATTTTGCCAGTAGAAGTAAATGATCACTATCGCAGGTGGGTAGACCAAGCGTTTGATTGGATGAGGACAGTTAGAAAGGCTTGGGTAGATAGGACTCTACCTAAAAAAAATTATAGATCAAATTCTAAGATCTGTAAAAACTGTCCAATTCAAAAAGCGTGTGCGTCAGCAGAGGTAGGGGATATTAAGATTAATTCCTTGGAGCCTTTGAATGACGAAGCATTGTAGTTGGTGTGACACTGAGTTTAACTCAGATATAAGTTATCAAATATATTGCTCTCCAACCTGTAGAGAAGATGCTACAAAACAAAAGATTGCAGAAAGATATATTGCCACTCGTCGACAAAAAAGAAAGGGTAAGGAGAGATCTTGCAAACAATGCGGATCTCAGTTATCCATGTATAATGATGAAAATCTTTGTGTTTTATGTAATGTAAATCCAAACAGTGTTCAAAAAGCACTAAAAGAGATAAAAGGAAAAGGTAATGGTAAAAAATAAGTGGGGTTTAGAAATTATTCCAAAGACCATTTGTTCTATAGATGCTAGTACTAATAGTCTTGCTTTTGCTTTGTTTAACACTCAAGAAAAAATATTGAGCACTGTTGGAAAGATAAACTTTTCTGGAAATGACACATATCAAAAGGTAATGGATGCTGGTCAAAAAGTAAAGGCATTTCTTGATTATTATGATGGGTTTGAAGCAATAGTAATTGAGCATACTGTATTTATGAATAGTCCTAAGACTGCTGCAGATCTTGCACTAGTTCAGGGTGCTATTCTTGGAGCAGCAGGGCAATCTGGAACAAAAACAATAGGAAAGGTTGCACCAATTACATGGCAAAACTTTATTGGCAACAAAAAGATTTCTAAAGATGAAAAATTATTTATTCGATCACAAAATCCAGGAAAATCAGATTCTTGGTTTAAATCATATGAAAGAGAATTAAGAAAGCAAAGAACTATTAAATTTATTAATGTTCAATATGATAAGGCTATTACGGATAATGATATAGCAGATGCTTGTGGAATCGGCCACTGGGCAATGCATAACTGGGAGAAGGCGTTTTTATAAAATGGACATTAGAACAGAAGCAATGATAGAGCATCTAGTTTTACAAAATGCTTTAGAGATATCAAGTATTGACAGTAATACTGGAGAAATGTTATATTCTATTACAGACAAACTAAAAGAAGTTAGCCCTAAACTGTATGAGCAACTAAGAAAACAATTTGAACAGCAGATGTTTGAATTAATTGATCAAGGTCCCAAGACAATGAATTGGAAAATAAATATATAATGCCAGAGTTAAATGCAAACATACCACCTATAAACTGTTATGTAAGAGGAAATTATTTAAGAAATCATCAAGACAGCCATGATAAATATTTCGAGTGTGTTATTTTTGGTGTTTCAAGTTTAAAGTCTAGAAGTCCACTGTTTCATATTATGATGCCAGATGGTGGATTGTGGTGGAGACTTCCAATTTCTGCCTTCTGTACAGAGCCAGGAGTTCCTGAAGTTGACCTACACAATCTAGTGTTATGGAATTCTTTTAGTCACCACGTTGCCGTAACAAGATTTGAAAATTTAACAAACCTTAGAATGTCTTATATAGATAGAACAAAAACAATGCAGAAAGGAACATACTTATTTACATTGGATTGGCATAACCCAGACACAAATGTTTTAGACGATGGGTACTCTGAAAGCCCTGCAGATCACAAATGTGGTCATGTTATACAAAGAGATGATGGAAATTTTGCCATACAGCCAAACAATAGAGTTCGTGTATATGAGCCATCATTTACTCTTGAAAAAGACTATTTAATTGATAGGATAATTAATGAAAGAAAATACGATGTTGAAAATCAAGATAAGTGGATACTAGAAAACTCTAATAGATTTAATTATGATATTAATGAAAAAGAGGTTGACAAATAAAGCCATGGCTGCTAAACTATATACAAGTGAGTCTTGGCTTCGTAAACGTTACGTTTTAGATAAAAAGACTCCAGAAGACATTGCTAAAGAGTGTGGATGTACAGTGGAAACTATATATGTATACCTTGCAAAATTTAAATTAAGGAAATCTAGACGATGAATAAAAATAAAATTATTTTAGCCTTAGCAATTGTAGGGGCAGTTGGAATTACCTATGCACTATCTACATTAAAAGACTTACCAGACGTATTTGATTGGGAGAATAATGATGAGTGAGAATCTTAACATAACTGTTGATCAAGTTAATAACCCATTACACTATACTTCAGATCCTTCTGGTATTGAATGTATAGAAATAACTCGCCATCGTAATTTTAATATTGGGAATGCTTTTAAATACCTTTGGAGAGCAGGACTTAAAGATGAATCAAAAACAATACAAGACCTTGAAAAAGCAATATTTTACATTAAAGATGAAATTAATAGGCTAGAAGGCAAGCATGTCAACTGAAGAAGATTTAGTAAAACACCTTGATCAGGTAAATAACGTTGTTGAAGAATATTTAAAAGGAAACGACCCAACAGTAATTTCAAAACAACTAGATATTCCAAGACAACGTGTTGTTGCGTATATTGATGAATGGAAAGTTACTGCATCTAATAGTGCTGCTATACGTGCTCGTGCAAAAGAAGCGCTTTCTGGAGCAGACACTCACTATAGCAAACTAATATCAAAATCATATGAGGTTATTGATGAAGCATCAATGACAAACAACCTTAGCGCTAAAACAGCAGCCATCAAACTTGTTATGGATATTGAGTCTAAGCGTATTGATATGTTACAAAAGGCTGGTCTATTAGAAAACAAAGAACTTGCAGATGAAATGTTAGAGATTGAAAATAGGCAAGAGGTTCTTGTTGGAATACTTAGAGATATAGCATCGTCACATCCAGAAGTTCGTGATTTAATTATGCGTAAACTTTCTATGATATCAAAAGAAAACGAAGTTATAACGGTAATTTCAGATGTATGATGAGTTTTTAGAAGTACTTAAAAACAATAACTTTAAAGAAACTCCTGTTGATGCAATTACTTTTGTTGAAGGCAAAGATTTTTTAGGCCAACCACCCCTATCTCAAACTCAATATGACATTATTGAAGCAATGAGTCAAATATATAAAAAAGAAGATTTGATTGATCTAATGGGCCAAGAAGAAGGTTCGAGATATTATAAAAAGTATACAAAGAATGAGGTTATTCTGCAACTTGGCAAGGGATCTGGTAAAGACTTCACCTCTACGGTAGCGTGTGCATATATTGTATACAAACTTCTATGTTTAAAAGACCCAGCAAAATATTTCGGTAAGCCATCTGGAGATGCTATAGATATTATTAACGTTGCTATTAACGCACAACAGGCTAAGAACGTATTTTTTAAAGGTTTTAAAGCAAAGATTGAAAAGTCTCCATGGTTTGCTGGTAAGTATAATCCAAAAGCAGAAAGTATTGAGTTTGATAATGCTATTACTGTTTACTCTGGTCACTCAGAAAGAGAATCACATGAAGGTTTAAACTTGATCCTTGCGGTTCTTGATGAAATTTCTGGTTTTGCAAATCAGGTTGGTACTGGAAATGACCAAGGAAAGACTGCTGAGAATATCTATAAAGCATTTCGTGCTTCAGTAGATTCTCGTTTTCCTGACCTTGGAAAAGTTGCACTACTTTCATTTCCTCGTTACCCTGGAGACTTTATTTCAACACAATATGACAAAGTTATTTTAGAAAAAGATGTTATACATAAGACACACAAGTTTATTATTAATGAAGATTTGCCAGAAGATATGGAAGGTAATTCTTTTGAAATTGAGTGGGATGAGGATGCAATTATTTCATACAAGTATCCAGGAGTATTTGCTCTTAAACGTCCAACATGGGAAGTTAATCCTACTCGCAAGATCGATGATTTTAAAATTGCATTTATGACAGACTTAGGTGATGCTATGCAACGCTTTGCATGTGTTCCAACACACTCTACTGATGCATTTTTTAAGCAGGTAGAAAAAATAAGAGCATGCATGACTTTAAGAAACCCAATAGATACACATAAAAGATTTGACGAAACATTTAAACCAGATCCAAACAAAAAATATTATATCCATGCAGACCTTGCACAAAAGCATGACAAATGTGCGGTTGCAATTGCACACGTAGAAAAATGGGTAAATATTCAGGTAATTAAAGATTATCAGCAAGTAGCACCTGTGGTCGTAGTAGATGCAGTAGTATATTGGGAGCCAAAGGTTGAAGGCCCAGTAAATCTTTCTGAAGTAAAATTGTGGATTCAGAATTTACGCAGACAGGGTTTTGATATTGGAATGGTTTCGTTTGACCGTTGGCAGTCATTTGATATTCAGAATGAATTAAAACAAGTTGGAATTAGAACCGAAACTGTTTCTATTGCAAAAAAACATTATGAAGATATGGCTATGCTAGTATATGAAGAAAGACTAATAATGCCTGCAATTGAACTTTTGTTTGAAGAGTTAACAGAGTTAAAAATTATGAAAAACAATAGAGTTGACCACCCAAGAAAATCTTCCAAGGACTTGGCAGATGCTGTGTGTGGAGCAATATTTGGGGCTATATCACATACCCCAAAAAATACAAATGAGGAGATAGAGATTCATACGTTTAGAGATAGACCAAAGGATCCACTTGACTCAAACAGCAACAATGTGATACAATTAAAGTCTATGCCAGATGATGTAAAAGATTATCTGGATAGATTCAATCTACTATAAAGAAAAGGAAACAAATGAATTCATTCAAAAAAATCGCTTTAGTTATGGCTGCAGCCGTATCAAGCACATTTTTGGTTGCAATTCCACAGGCTTCTGCTGCAGTGACAAACGGATATGTATTATCTGATTCACTTGCTGCTGGTGCACGTGGTGTAACCGTATTAACAGACACAACCAAGGCAGAGGCTGGAGTTAACGCAATTGTTGCATTAACAACAAGCGATACCTTGGCTGCTACTGCAGACGACAATCTATCTCTAGAAATTTCTGGTCCAGCAACATTTACTGATTACACAGCAGCAGGATCAAATCCTACGGGAGCAACACTTACTAATTTAGGTAAGACATTTACATTTACAGCAACAACATCAACAGCAGTTACACTGCCAACAAATGTTAAGTTGACTGTTAATGGTGCAGGTACCGTAACGATAACTCAAAAGAAGAAGGTTGGATCAACTACTTCTACTATTGATATTAAAACTATCTATGCTGGAACAACTGTAAAAACAAACGTTTTGTCTGTAGCAGACTCTTATGTTCGTGTACAAGATTCAGCAACAGCGGGAACACTAACATCTAGTGTAGATGTTGCAACTGCTACAAGCGTTACTAATGCAGGAACGGGATACGTAAACGTTCGTACAATGGATGCTTATGCAGCACAACTATCAACTAGCGGTGTAATTCAAGCAACTGCAACTAATGGTGCGGTAGTAGCATGGGATGCTGCTCCAAGCACACAAGTTAATACAGCAGCCAAAACAGGAACTTCTGGAGTTTTATATGTAGTTCAAGGAACTGCAAATGAAAACAAGCCAGTAAATACAACAATTACAATTACTTTTAATGGTGTAACTCTTGCAACTAAGAGTATTGCATTCTCAGGTCGTGCAGCATCAATTTCCGTAACAGGTGTTGACATTGCATTATCTAATGGAACACGCACAGGAACTTATGACTTTGTAGTTAAGGATGCTGCTGGTAATCAATTGGCTGGAATTACTCCAACTGCTGATACCACAAAGTATACTTCTCAAGTTACTGCAGTTTCTGTAGGTGGATCTTCATCCGCTACAGCAGTACAAACTGGTGGTTGGACATGCGCTGCTACATCTGGTTCTTCTATTGTAAGAATTAAGCATGTATTATCAGATCTATCTGAAATTTACTCAAACGAGTTTGTTGCAGCATGTGGTCTAGGCGTAGATAAGTACACAGCATCTCTTGATAAGAACTCTTACGTTCCAGGAGAAATTGCTACACTTACAATCTCTGCTACTGATATCAATGGCGCAAAGGTTGCAGATACTTCTACAGTTGGAAGTGGCGTTGCCATTTCTGGTGGCGGTATGACAGCAGTTGCAGCAGCAACATCAGCAGATACATTTGCTCAAGGAGTAAAGACATACAAGTTTACTGTTGGCAATGTCAATGGTGCATACAATATGATCGTAGATCTTCCAGCCTATGTAGCAACTGATGCAGCAAAAACTGTATCTTACAAGATTGCAGATGGCGCAATTAGCAATGCTGAGGTTCTTAATGGAATCGTAGCACTTATTGCATCTATCACAAAGCAAATTGAGCAACTTCAATTAATGATTGCTCCTAAGAAAACAATCACATGTGTAAAGGGTAAATTAACTAAAAAGGTTACAGCCGTTGCACCTGTATGTCCTACAGGATACAAAAAGAAGTAATTAACTTCTCTAAATTAGGGGGCAGATTAATTTCTGCCCTCTTTTTTGTGTAATAAAATGGTATAATCATCCTAACAGACATTGTCTGTATAAGGGGGAAAGGTTAATTAAATCATTACTTATAAAAATTGGATTAATCGGTTTGTTTTTAACTTTATGGATGCTTATATCTCCAGTCGATCATGCACATGCTAATGATGTTCCACCCCCAGCAGAGCAGGTTGTTGTAAGTCCTGCCCAACAGGCAGTCAATACAGCCTTGGACACTGCTGCTACAGAAGTAGCACAGGCAGAAGCAGCATCAGATACCGCAACAGCCACAATAGAAACTGCAGTCCAAGCAGTAACAACATCTAACACTGCCGTAACAATAGCAAATACTGCAGTCACTGAAGCAATTACTGCGGTAGCAGAAGTGCCTTTGGTTATAGAAACAGCAACCACTTTAATTCAATCAGCACAAACATTAGTAGAGTCAACTACAGCAACTATAGCAACTGCAACCACGGCGGTAGCAGCAGTAACTCCTGCACGGACAGAGGCTCAAACACAATTAACTCAAGCAAATGTAGCAATTAATAACGCTCAAGATGCGGTAAATGCTTTAGCAGCCACAGTTGGGACAACATCAAATGTTTTAGCAAATACAGATGATGCGGGTATCCGCATGAACCTTCCATTTAATTTACAGATGGGAGGAGTAACATATAATAATGTTTACGTTGGATCTAATGCAACTATTACTTTTGGTGTAAATGAAGGTGGAAATTATTATTCTACTCCCAATGCCCCTTCTATTTCTATAGCAGGATATGACTGGACTACATGGAGTAATGGTTCTGGGATTACATATTCAACAACTACTAATACACTTAACATTGCTTGGGATCTTAGAGTTTATCCTTTAACTACCGCAGAAACACAAATGACTCAGGTTAGATTTGATGCAGATGTAAATCCATCAGATGGTGCATGGCAAGCAGATGTAAATGTAACTGGACCTATTCCAAATGGTGCAAGGTTTAATGTAAGAGAGACAACGAATGGTGTTGTAACAAACATTAATAATACAAGCACTACTACAGGATTTACTGGAACAATCAGTCAGGGCTCTGCATTTACTCCTACCCCTGATCCAGACAATGCAACAGTACTGGCAGCAATTGATACAGCAAATGCACAAATTGCTACATTAAATTCAGCAATTACAGCAATTGTTGCAACAAATACAATAAATACAAATACAATTATTGCACCTATTGCAACTGTTTCACAAAATAATATTACCGAGTTATCAGAAGCAGCCACAATATTAGCAACAAAAATAGCAGAGATTGCAGCATCTACACCAGTTTATGTTGCACCTTCACTACCTGAAACACCTGTATTTGAGCCACCTATAGAAGAAATTCCTACAGAAGAGCCAGTTACAGAAGAGCCTATAGTAGAAGAGCCTATAGTAGAAGAGCC